TCTGCGTTTTGAGCTTCTATTTTTTCTTGTCGAGCATTATAGTCCAGCATATTCTGTTGAGATTTTGCATTCGCCTTTTGCTGATTGACCGAATCAACCGCACCGACAATTCCAACAGTCATTGCCGAGATGGCCAGCGCAAGCGCCATAATTTCACCTCATCCTTTTGTATTTTTGCTGAACGTCGGAATCCCCGGATACGAATCCGAGCCGGTCAAGCTGGCGGCTCAGGCCGGGGTCTCCATAAATCCCGATCAGATGCCGCGCCCCGTGACGGATCGCGTAACCTTCCGTGAATCCGATTGCCAGACGAAAGGCGGTTAGGCTCTCCCGCGGGAGATTGTTCGGATTCCCGGCGCACCACCCTAGAACCGCCATCGCAGACGTACCCTCAAAAAATACCGTCTGCACCAGACGGACAACCCCGCCGTCAACCACCGCCGCCCCCGTATGGGGGAACATGTCCTCCGGAGCATTCGCCCCGGCCCGCAGCGAAACCCAGCGGATCGCCAGCTTCCGGTCTTCTTCCGTCATCTCTCGAACTTCCATTTAAAATCCCCTCCTATTCTGCAATCTCCACCGTAGCGGACAGGCTCGACACGTTGAGCGGGAGCGGTCCGGTCTGACGGATTTCAATCAATGTTTCGCGCCCGTATCCGGCCGCCGGGTTGGTCTGGATCACCTCGTCTTTCGGCACAATCGCGGAATTCACGTCGTCCTCCGTAACCGACCGGCTGATGATCTCCCGCCAACCCCCTTCGCCGACGCGGATTTCTCCTCCAATCGATCCGTACACGCGGACCAGTAATTCGGAAATCGTTTTCTTCCGCAACATGGTGCTTCCGCCCTGTCCATCAAGCTCAATCGGCATCGGAGAGAGCAGGGACTCAAACCCGACGCCGACACATACTTTTTGCGCCGGTTCGTCTAAAGTCACCACCCCGCCCGTCACGGTTTTGGGATCTTGTTCCGCGCCATCCGCGAGAATCTGTACGCTCATTCCCTCCAAATGGCCGAGGCCGGAAACCCGCGTGAGATTCTCCCCCTCGGCGATCACCGCAGAGTCGGAATAAACCGCGTCCGCAAGCGCATCCCAGGAACGCGGGGCGAATCGCTCGATCAAAAGAGCGCCATTCCGCAAGACAGACGCATAGACCAAATCCTCTTCGCTCCCCGGCATCACGGCAAGCGAAGTCACCTCGCCGCCGAGGTCGAGAATCTGCCACCCGACGACCTGCTGATCGCGCTCATAAGTTAATACGGCAATGGTCCCGTTTTTCAACCGGCACCACAGCAGCGTATCCGGCTGCTGCTGCAAAACGATTTCGGCAATTCCGGATGCGCTGATATGTTCGGCGAGTTCCGTCAGGTCCGCAGAGGTGTATCCGTTCTTCTCCCAGCTGTACAAAAATTCGCGGACCTTTCTCCCCTGCCTCTGGACAAACAAAACCACGTCGCCGACCTTCCTTGCCGCGATGGGAGCGGAACCAAAGACCGAACGAGGACGCGCCTTTACATTCGACGGGGTCAGCGGGTCTTCGCTTCCGGAGGCGGACAGCGTCCACTCCGAATCGGTTGTCCCGATAATCAGGCTGTCATGCTGACAAAGCCACTGAATTTCATTGACCGTATCGGAACACAGCGTCAGGGAGATTGCGTCGTCGTCAAGATCTCCGAGCTTGAAGCTGTTCCAGTCGTTTGTACGGCTGAGCCAGAGCGAATTCGGCTGATGTTCCGTTCCGCCGAAGGCAAGGCGTTCTTCGAAAAACGCGATGGCGCGGGGATATCCGCGATAATCGCTCCACGCCCCCTCGTTCCACTCCTTCGTGGCGGCGGTATCTCCGAGCTTTTGGATTACCGTAGCGGCGGCGACCGTCGCCGACGTTACCGACGTAATCCTCACGACCCCGACGGTTTCATAATCCGGATTTGAGAAAAGACACTCGCAATAACGGATCGTCCCCGTGGATGACTGTATGTAGTCGGACATGGACAGCCGATAAAGAACGTTTGCAGCCTCCTCCGTCCCAGACGAGCTGACGTTTTGGTCATTGGCGGACGTATAGGTCCGATAATCGCTCCACGTGGCTCCATCATCAAAGGAACGTTGAATTTTCAGCGTCCCCGTCCATGTCCCATGCGTGGTCAAATCCCAATAGCCGAACACCTCGATGGAACCGGAAACCCCATCCGCATGAAAATCAAAATCGATATCGTTTTCTATCCGTGTATAGACGATATCCCAATAGCTCCCGACATGAAGAGCATTAAAAATATCCGCGCTGGCGGTCAATGTGATATTCCCGTCGCGCGCGGACGGAGTGATTGTCGTATCGGTCAAATTATCGTCGAGGACGGCGGGATAAGTCATTTCCATTTCGGACATGGTAAATACGGTTTCCGCCGTACGTTTCAATTCGTAGATCGGGTGCAGAGGGTGACAGATAAACATCACGTCCGCCGACTGCACCCAGCGCAGATCGCCCAAATCAGAGGACGAATAAGGAGACGAGACTTGGACAACAAAAGAATCGTTCCGGTAAATTTTAATATACAGATTCCCAAACTCACAAAGGTAAGTCACGCGTGAAGAGAAAACGAAAGGAATCAGCCGGACCGCGGCACCGTTCCCGGACGCGGCGGCGACAAAGATCGTTCCCGGCCTGCGCTCCGCCGTCCCGTATGGCGTAACGAGATTGTTTCGGAGCTTCCGGCATCCGTGCGCATACTGCGATACATCCGGTCTCCCCTGCATTTTCGGGGAAAGCTCTCCGGCATTGAACGAATTTACTACGGAAAAGAACGCCATCATTGCACCCCCGAGTCTCCGGACGTTGTCTTGATCGGTCTGTAATACTCGCCAGCCCCGCGCGCAGCGAGAAAACTGCTGCGCGGATGGCGCTGATAGGCGTCGACATTCTCGGCGCTGTCGATGGAACGGGCGATTCCCAGCGTCCGCTGATATTCCTGCATATAGGAATTGAATTCTCCCGGACTTCGAGTATTGACCACGCAGAGTTTCGCCGCCATCCGATACTGAAGCGCCTCGCAAAAGGTGATGTCGAATTTTCCGCAATCTTCGACGCGGCGGATGTAAACCAGGGTGTCCGGCAGGGATTTTACAAAAATATTCGAGCCGACCCGTCGGAGTTCTCCGCCGCTTTCGAGCGCGATGATCCGAATGAGATCAACCGGGAGTGCGCAAATACAGGAGTAATCCCCATCAAAGCACTCCTCCGCAACCTGCGAGAGAGCAATGGACGCAGTGGCGAACGACCACGTGTGATCGCGCAACACCAAATCACGCTGAGAGGGGAAAATCAGCTTGCACCGGCGGGCGTTTTCGCCCGGATCGTCAAACGACGTGATCGTCGGAACTCCGAGCATCATCAACGCCTGATTGCAAATGTCGATTGCGGTCATTGCAGCCTCCGAAAAGGAGGGGCGCGAATGCGGAGGGAATCGGAGGGAGGGGAGTCCCGCCGCCGCATCCGCGCCCCGTTGAATCAATCGATCACGTAGTAGAGTTCGAACACGATCTTTTTTCCGATCGTGAGCGCGGCGACACCGGTCGTCGCGATGACGAACATCGCCTGCGCGAACACGTACCCGTTGAGAACGTCGGCGTCCAGCGCTTTCGAGGCGGCGGACGCACCCGGAGCGACAGCCGCGAGATAGCGGTCGTCGTCGAGTTCGTCGCCGACTTTGAACGTGGTCGTCGCGCCCTGCCCGGCCTCGAAATACACGGTGCTTTTCAACAGCAGCCGAGAGCCCTTGGGGAGTTCCGCCAGCTGAATCACCGTTCCGGCGGCGTCGGCGGCGGTCGGCGCATAAACGCCGCGAACCACCCGGACGCGCCCGCCGAATTCGTTCGGCATGAGTTTGTCGGTAAACTCGGTCTGTTTGACCGCGACATCGGATTTCTTGGTAGCCATGATTTTTGTCTTCCTTTCCGATTACGCCGCTTCGTAGCACGGCACGTGAACGACCTTGGCATCCTCGATACGCGTGCATCCGCCCTTCAGCTTGCCGTACGCATACCAGTTGTACCCCTTGTCGGCGCGTTCCGACACCCGCATGGTGATATCCTCGGGAAGCGCGAGCACGACTCCGGACTTGCACCAGGCGACGCAATTCCGGCTGTATCCGGTCTCCAGCGCGGTCCGGTGCAGGCGCTGCGTACGGACGAACTCGAACCCGTAAAACGAATTCAGAGTTCCCGCGACCAGAGCCTTGACGGCGGCATAATCAGCGTTGGTTACCTCGGTGGTTCGCAGGAGATCATCAAGCTGATCCTGCGAAATCCCCAGATAGGTTTTGTTCTCCGGGTCATCGAGATCGACGTCCGACTTGGCAATCATCGACCGGGTGACGCGAAGCTTTTCGAGCGTCATCCCCATGTTCGAGGCGTCCGAGCTTCCGGTGGTGATCGGGACGATTCTCGCGGACGGGAACGGAACCACCGTG